TTGCAGCAATTACAAATGGGCAGTTTACTGTTGTGATTAAAAACTCAACAAACAATGCTTATTCAGAGGCAGTCACAATTAATTATGCAATTCTCCACACGCAAGGATAATCATGTTAAAGAAATCAGCCTCAAAGAAAGCATTTAAAGAGAACGTAAAAACAGAAATTAAAGAAAGCCGTCCAGTTAAGCAAGCGGTTGCAATCAGTTACGCTGTTAAGCGAGAGTCTGAAAAAAAGAAAAAGAAATGAAGCACGATAAGCCAATTCCCCACAAGACAGTTGGTAAGGGTAAGACCTATAACCCAACAAATAAGGGCGCAGGGATGACGGCAAAGGGTCGGGCTGAATACAACGAGAAAAACGGATCACACTTAAAACCGCCTGCTCCAAATCCGAAAACAAAGAAAGATGAGGGGCGCAAGGCCAGTTTTTGTGCACGCATGGAAGGTGTTGTAAAAAACGCAAAAGGGCCTGCTGAAAGGGCTAAAGCGTCATTAAAGAACTGGAAGTGCTAATGAAACCTGGACTTTATGCGAATATCCATAAAAAGCAAGAACGGATAAAAAAAGAAAAGGCCGAGGGTAAGCCAGTTGAAAAGATGAGGCCAGTTGGGTCAAAGGGTGCTCCAACTGAAAAGGCATTCAAGGAGTCTGCAAAGACTGCTATGCCTGCAAAACCAAAAAAGAAGAAGTGAGTAGGTCTAACGTCACAATAGACATTGATGACGAAACAAGCGAAGTAACGATTCATATTCTTGGAGAAGGACTAGCTTTACAGGTTGCACACGACTGGGTAACACTTCTTAGGCAACATGGATTTGACGTAGACATTGAACAACAACCGCAAACGATAAACTAAAATGCCCTCAATAGCTGATCTTTACTCTACGATTGACAGTTACAAACGCAGGGCAGCGGACGTTCTCAGCGATCCACAAAACAGTCTTATGCAAATGCTTGGCTATGCCAATGACAGGGCCAGACAATACAACGAATCACTTGCACAAGCATCCAAAGAAAGGGGTTATGGCCCTAAGACGCAAGAATTAGCGCAAGCAATGGCAGAGTCTTACAACCCAGTTGGGATGACTACCTGGCATGGTAGTCCACACACATTCAACAAATTTGACATGAGCAAGATTGGAACTGGTGAAGGGGCGCAGGCCTACGGTCATGGGCTTTATTTAGCTGAAAACCCTGAAGTCGCAAAAGAATATAAAGAGGCTTTATCTACTTATAAAACAACATTAAACGGAGAACCTTTAAATCCATCACATCCATTATTTTCAGAGGGGATGTCAATTGCTGCTAATGGATATAAAAAAGCCTTAAAACAAGCGGAAGACGCTTTAAAAAGTGGCTTTGTAAACCCTGAATATGCACAAAAACAAATTGACAATATTAAATCCCTAAAAGGCGCAAAGATTGAGCAATCAAAACAAGGCAATCTTTACAAAGTAGACCTACCAGACGAACACATAGCAAAAATGCTTGATTATGATAAATCATGGAAACAACAACCTAAAAATGTACAAGATGCAATAAATATAGATAGTTTATTAAAATATTACAACACAGAAGATTTACCAGCATCTCAAGTTTTTTTTCATGCGAATCAAAATATGACTCCTGAAAATTTCTCTAAATTTTTATATAACAAAGGAATTCCAGGAATTAAATATTTAGACGAACAAAGCCGAGCAGCTGGGGAAGGAACTAGGAATTTTGTTATTTTTGACCCAAATCTAGCAAAAATAGAGGAAAGAAACTCAATTCCAATACCTCAAGACCCACACGCACCTAATTACTTAGAAGATGTTCATAAGGCATTAAGTAATAAATTTGAATATCCTAGAGAACAAGCCTTTAAGGTTGCTCAAGAAAATGCTGCATTGCCAGTTTCTGAGGGTGGTTTAGGTTTGCCTAAAGACAACACTCCAGAAATGAGAGCAAAAGCAATGGGTTATGAAACACCTATGTATCATGGAACAAATGAAGACATTGAGGCTTTTAATACAAAAGGGAAAGGAAAAACTGCTGGTGCTGGTGCTTTTTTTACAACAAATCCAACAACGGCAGAAACTTATGTTTCATCTTCAGGTGGTGGGAATATTTTGCCTGTTATGGTTAAGAAGAATGATTTATTAAATGTAAATGCTAGAGGCAAAAATTGGTCTGATATATATACTAATCAATTAGGCGCAAAATCAGGCAAAATTAAATATAGCCCTCAAGAATTAGGATTGGATTTAAATTCAGCAACAACCACAGATGAATTAGGAATGATTGCTGCTGATTTAGGTAAAAAAGGCATTGAAATTAAAAATGTTAAAGATTTAGGCCCTAATAGTCATGTAATGAGAGCTAAAGAATATTTGCTTAATAAGTATGGAATTGTCCCAGATGAAACATGGTCAAATGTAACTGGTAAACAATTTGACGAATCTCAAAAAGCAATGAAAAAGTTTTATGAGTCACAAAAAAGTGATATTGTTGCTTTGCAAGATCCATCAATGATTAGGTCAAAGTTTGCTGCTTTTGATCCAAAACAAATGGGTAATCCAGATTTATTGGCAGGAGTTGTACCTTTAAGTTTGGGTGGAGCAGCCCTTGGAACAAGTAACGATGACGTACATTCTCCTAATTACCTAGAAAACCTCCACAAACAATTAGCTCAAAAACCAATAGACGTAACAGACGTTCATGCACCAAATTACTTAGAAGACATACATAATCAACTGGCAAACCAACAATAAATTTGCAATCTGTCAGAATAGTATTACAATCTGACACTATGAAGAAAACAGTTAAATCACACCCCAACCGAACAGGCAGACCCACTCTTTACAAAGAGCAATATGCCCAAGAACTCATAGATTATTTTAATCAGCCTGCATACTCAGAGAAAACAGTCATTCTCCCAAATGGAGTAGAACGGACTGAAAGATTATCTAATTTATTCCCAACACTAACCCGATTTGCTGCCAGTAGAGGTGTCACAAGAGACACTTTACACGAATGGGCTAACGCAAAAGATGAGAACGAAAGACTTAAACATCCTGAGTTTTCCGACGCATATAAGGTTGCAAGGCAGTTACAAGAGTCTGTTTTAGTTGAAGGTGCTACTGCAGGGGTCTTTAACGCACAGTTTTCAATCTTTACCGCAAAAAACATTTTAGGTTGGAGAGACAAGACCGAACAAGAGATTACAGGTGCAGCAGGTGGGCCACTTCTTATGCAAGTAGCAACCGACAATGACGCTTAAGTACACAAAGAAACAGATTGAGGCCATGAAGTTGATGAGTGGAGACCCCACTTACGTCATGCTATTTGGTGGGTCAAGGTCGGGGAAGACTTTCATCACAATCAGGCAGATAGTAACTAGGGCGATCAAAGCAGGTGGATCAAGGCACACAATTCTCAGGTTTAGGTTTAATCACGTTGTCAACTCGGTGGTTTACGATACATTCCCAAAGGTGATGAAGATTTGCTATCCAACGGTCAATTACAAGTTAGATAAGACGCATTGGTTTGCGAAGCTGGACAATGGATCAGAGATTTGGTTTGGTGGATTAGACGATAAGGAAAGGACGGAGAAGATTCTAGGTATGGAGTTCAGCACAATCTACTTGAATGAGTCCAGCCAAATAGCTTGGGGTTCGGTGGGGATTGCAATGACTCGACTGGCTCAGAAAGTCAATCAGCAAATCATGGTGGATAAAAAGATTGAGATGAAGCCACTTAAGCCAAGGATGTTCTTTGACTGCAACCCACCAGATAAGAACCATTGGACGTACAAGTTATTTGTGCAGCGCAGAGACCCAGAGACAGGAACCAACCTTTACACTCCCGAGGATTACGCATACTTTCAAATCAATCCTAAAGACAATGTGGATAACTTGTCGGACGGATACTTAAAGACTTTGGAAGGATTGTCAGCCAGGCTCAGAAAACGATTCCTTGAAGGAGAGTTTACAGATGCTAATCCTAACCAATTGTTTACTGACTTGTACTTTGATCGTTGGCGCACTCAAGAGGAAGACTTACCTGAGTTTGTTCGAGTGGTCGTTGGAGTTGACCCTAGTGGAGCAGGAGACTCTGACAATGCTGACAATGATGCAATTGGTATTGTTGTAGGAGCTTTGGGGACGGATGGGAACGCATACTTACTTGAGGACTGCACAGTCAAAGCAGGGCCTGCAACCTGGGGCAAAGTGGCAACAAGTGCATACGACAGGCACAACGCAGACATATTGGTGGGTGAGAATAATTATGGTGGTGCAATGGTTGAAATGGTTATTCAAGCGTCTAGGCCAAGAACTAACTACAAGTCAGTCCTTGCCACTCGATCAAAGATGGTCAGGGCAGAGCCGTTTGCTCCACTTTACGAACAGGGAAAAATCAGGCACGTTGGAAGGTTCGCAGATCTAGAGGAAGAACTTGGAGGATTTAGCACCAATGGTTACAATGGATCTAAGTCCCCAAACAGAGCAGACGCTTGGATTTGGGTGCTAACCGAACTGTTTCCTGCAATTTTGCGATCAAAAGTTGAGAAAAAATCACAAAACGCACCGAAAAAACAGTTTAATTCTAATAATTCACCTGGATTTTGGATGTAAACATGGCAACAAACACCGAAGACGAAATTATCCGCAGAGCGCACGACAACTTCAAACATTGTTTGGACTGGGAGCAAGCCTCCAGGCAAAGTTTTAGGGAGGACATGAGGTTCTTATTTGCCGACTCGGACAACCAGGATCAGTGGGAGCCTGCGGTCAAGGCCAGGCGTAGGCTAAATACTCAACCCATGATTACAATCAACAAGGTGCATACGCATTGGCTGCACGTTGTTAATAATTTAAAAGAAAACAAACCGTCTGTT